TTTCAGCTCCGCACAGCGTATTCAGATTGCGCAGATGCAGTTGCAGCTGGCCCAAAGCGCTCCGAACATGCACAACATGTACGAGGCCTACTACCGCATGTATGCAGCGCTCAATATCCGCGACATCGACGGCGTGCTGCTGCCGCAGAACACCAACTCACCTCGCGACCCAGCGTCGGAGAACAGTGACGTGCTCAATGGGATGAAGCTCAAGGCCTTCGCCGGCCAGCAGCACGACGCGCACATCGCAACGCACTTGATGATGGGTCTTTCGCCTATTTTGCATGCCAACCCACTCGCGGCGACCGAATTGCAAAAGCACATTCTGGAACACATGCGCCTGAAGGCAGAAGAGGATGTGGAAGTGGACTTGTTCAAGGCCTATGGCAACGACCCGGACGGCATGGTGTCTGCTATCCAGAAAGAAGGCATGGTTGCGATCAAGATCGCGGTGTACATGCAAGAAGTTCGCACAATGCAGGAAACAATGGCTGGCGGCAACGAGGGGCCTGATCCGTTGGTCAAGCTCAAAGAGGCTGAGATTCAACAACGTGCTCAAAATGACCAAGCCAAGATTGTTATCGACCAGCAGCGCCTGGCTTTGGATCAACAAAAGCAGCAAGAGAACACGCAAATCAACCGCCAGAAGCTGCAACTGCAGCAGGCAAAACTCAATCAGACTGGGGGCCAATATGCCGCTTAAAGAGATTCCACTCAAGCCAGGGAAGACCAAGCAACCCAAGGGCGTCAAGCCTGGTATGCCAAAAACGCCTCCGGGCTATCGGGCGGGGCTTTAAGCCGCCTGCTTTTCATGGAAACCACCATGCTTGAATTTGCAGAAGCAGTTCTGAAGGAAATCAGGAAACTCCAGGATCAATCCAAACAGATTGTCCTGAACGGAACCATCACAGACATGGAGCGCTATCGCTTCATGATGGGTCGCCTTGAGGGTTTGAGAATGGTTGAAGACTCCGTGAAAGAGTTGCTCAAAAAAGTAACTGACGATGTCGACGATTTTCTCAAGTGAAAGGAAGACCATGGAAACCGCAATCCCTGAAATCAACATGACCGCCTTAGAGCGTAAGTGGGCCGAGGAGGCAGCCAACAAGCCGCCTGCTCTTGAAGACGCCTACACCGAGCTCGGATTTGATCCCGAGAAGCTCGAACAGTCGGTCATCGACACCATTCCAACACCCTCTGGGTGGCGCATTGCCATCCTCCCCTATCGCGGCGCGGAAAAGACCAAAGGCGGCATCGTCTTGGCCGAGGAAACGCAGCGCAAGACACAGCTTGGCACCACGTGCGGGTACGTTTTGAAAGTGGGGGACCTTGCCTACGCCGACGGAAGTAAATTTCCAAACGGCCCGTGGTGCAAGGCAGGTGACTGGATCATCTTCGGCCGATATGCGGGTGCTCGCATCCCAATCGACGGAGGTGAGATTCGTTTGTTGAATGACGACGAAGTGTTGGCTGTCGTAAACAGTCCTGAAGATATTCTGCACATGTAAAGGAGCAAAAGCATGAATGACGAGCTGCAATTTAAAGTAGGCGAGGACGAGAGTCCGGCCACTGTATCCATTGGGGAGGACGGTGCTGCTGAGGTGCTGGACAAACCGGAAGCGCCTCTTGTAGAACAGACCTCTACTGCCCAAACGAGCAGCGAGCTGGATCAGTACAGCGAGGGCGTCAAAAAACGCATTGACAAGTTGACCGCGCGCCTGCGCGAGACTCAGCGCCGCGAGCAGGCGGCTTTGGAGTACGCCAAGAATGTCCAAGCACGTGCTACGCAGCTTGAGCAGCAGTACATGACGGTGGACAGTGAGCGGCTGGGTGAGGCCAATGGCCGCATTCAGACGCAGGTCGTTGCTCTCAAGCAGATCATCCGCAAGGCCCGTGAAGAAGGCGACATTGATACCGAAACAGAGGCTCAGCAGCGCTTAACAGCGCTGACCCTGGAGCAGAGCCAAATCACTGCCGCCACGCAGCAGCGGGAGCAGCAGCAGCAAGCGTGGAACTACCAGCAAGAGGTCGCTGCACAACAAGCTGCACAACAGCCACAGGCGCAAGTGCAGCAGGAGATTGATCCTCGCGTAGAGGACTGGGCCGAACGCAATCCTTGGTACGGCCGAGATACCGCCATGACTCATGCTGCGTGGGGCATCCACCGTCAACTTATCCAAGTGGAGGGATTTGACCCCGCGAGCAATGAGTATTATGATGAACTAGACAACCGCCTAAAGCAGGCCTTCCCTCAAAAATTGGGAAGCCAGCCTCAAGCGCAAACTAACAGAACCACCCGAAACGTGCAAACGGTGGCACCTGCATCCCGATCATCGGGTATTAACAACGCACGCCGCACTGTCAAACTGACCCCAAGTCAAGTTGCAATTGCCAAAAGATTAGGTGTTCCTCTTGAGGAATACGCTAAATACGTAAAGGATTGAACCATGTCAGACGTTAAATTACCTACCCTCAATCGCACTTCTCGCGGGGCCGAATCCCGGGAGAAAGATGCGCGACGTAAGCCTTGGGCACCTCCTTCACGTCTGGATGCGCCTCCTGCGCCTCCTGGATACAAGCACCGTTGGATTCGAGCTGAAGCCGGTGGTTTTGACGACCGCACGAACATCTCTGGAAAGCTCCGTGAGGGGTATGAGCTGGTTCGTGGGGACGAATACCCCGACTATCACGTCCCAACAGTAGACGATGGCCGACATGCTGGCGTGATCAGCGTGGGAGGTCTTCTTCTAGCCCGTATCCCGGACGAAACAGTTGCAGAGCGCAATGCGTATTACCGCGATCGAGCGAATGACCAACTGCAGGCGGCTGATAACGAACTGATGAAGGCCAATGCTCACAACAGCATGACTATTCAGCGTCCGACTCGCCAGTCCCGCGTATCGTTCGGCGGCTCCACTAAGAGCTGACGAAATTCATCTTTTTAAGGAAATGACAAATGGCTAACATCGACAAAGCCTTCGGTCTGCGTCCTATGGGCAATCTCTCGGCCACTGGTGCTCAAGCTCAGTACGGCTACGAAATTGCTGATAACCAGTCCGGAGCAATTTACCAAGGCGACCTCGTCACCATTTATGATGGCTACTTGGTCAAGTTCGCACCCGCCACCCACACCGCAGCTGTCGGCGTGTTTAACGGCTGCAACTACATTGACCCCACCACAGGCAAACCCACCTGGAAGAACTACTACCCTGGTTCTGTCAACATCACCGCTGGCAAGATCATTGCCGACGTGATCGACGATCCAGCTCAGCTGTTCTTGATCCAGGTTGATGAGTCCGTGGCCCAGACCCAAGTCGGCTTTAACGCTGACGTCGTGGGCACTGGCGGCAGCACCACCACAGGTGTTTCCACCATGGAACTGGACTCGTCCACTATCGCAAAAACTGCTGCACTGAACCTGAAGATTGTTGGTCTGTTCGACGTACCAGGCAACTCTTTTGGCACCAATGCCGTGGTGGTAGTGAAAATCAATGAACACCTGTACGGCAGTGCTGGTGTTGCAGGTCAAGGAGCTTAATCATGGCAATTTCACGCGCACAACTGGTCAAGGAACTTGAGCCAGGTCTCAACGCTCTGTTCGGCCTTGAGTACAAAAACTACGAGAACCAACACACTCAGATTTACACCATCGAATCTTCGGACCGCGCGTTTGAAGAAGAAGTGATGGAATCGGGTTTTGGTGAAGCCCCTGTGAAGACCGAAGGCGCTGGCGTTGCATACGACCAGGCGCAGGAAGTCTACACAGCTCGTTACACCCACGAGACCATCGCCCTGGCGTTCTCGCTGACCGAAGAAGCCGTTGAGGACAACCTCTACGACCGTCTGTCGGCCCGCTACACCAAGGCCCTGGCCCGCTCGATGGCTCAGACCAAGCAGATTAAGGCTGCGGCCGTGCTGAACGGCGCTTTCACCACCTCCATCGGTGGCGACGGCGTTGTTTTGTGCGCGACCAACCACCCCACACTGCAGGGTCCTAACCTGTCCAACACCCTGGCAACAGCCGCTGACTTGTCCGAGACCTCCTTGGAACAAGCTCTGATCGACATCCAAGCGTTCACCGACGAACGTGGTTTGAAGATTGCTGTTCAAGGCTTGAAGTTGATCATCCCCAAAGAGCTGCAGTTCACGGCTGACCGTATCCTCAAGTCCACACTGCGTGTGGGCACTGCGGACAACGACATCAACGCGATCCGCAACATGGGCATGGTCTCTCAAGGCTACACCGTCAACAACTTCCTGACCGATCCAGACGCGTTCTTCATCAAGACCGACGCTCCTAACGGCATGAAGATGTTTGAGCGCGTGTCCTTGAAGACAGGTTTCGAAGGCGACTTTGACACCGGCAACGTCCGTTACAAGGCTCGTGAGCGCTACAGCTTCGGCTTCAGCGACCCACGCGGCATCTTCGGTTCTCCCGGCGCTGCATAAGCGGTTGGAAAAACGAGAAAAAGGGGCCTTGTGCCCCTTTTTCTTTTTCTGCAAATAGGTTATATTGAGCCCATCCCGGGCTTTTCCGGCACATCTGACAGTCCCGGCTGACGACATGCAGACAGATGTGCCTTAACTCGCATGTGAGGAATCATCATGAGCTTGACCACCTTCTCCGGCCCAGTACGTTCGTTGAACGGCTTTGAGGGCGACATGACCGGCGACGTTACCCTTGCCGACTTCGTTAAACTGACCGCTGTCGCTACTGCCGCACTGCCAGCTGCCGCTGCTGGCAACGCCGGTCAAGTCCGTTTGATCAACGACAACGGTGCTGGCAACAACGAATACTGCCTGGTCATCAGCACCGGCTCCGCTTGGGTCACCGCTGTTGGCGCTGCCCTGAGCTAATAGGGAGCCGCCATGAGCTTCAGCAACATCAAGTCGGTACAGAAGACGGCGTCTGCGGCGGCCGTCTCTGGCCGCACACGTCTGCTGGGGGTCTATTTCACAAACACGGCCACCGCTTCTACCCTCGTCCTCAAGGATGGCGGCAGCAGCGGCACGGCCCGTTTGTCCTTACTGACCCCTGCATCTGCCGGTTCTCAAGACCTGATGATTCCAGACATGGGCATCTTGTTTGAAAACGGCATCTACATCACGTTCGGCTCTGCAGAAGTGACCAGCGTGACACTGCTGTTTGAAGGCGGAGCGGCTGCGTAATGGCAACCAAAAAGGGCATGGGCATCAAAACCTCGGTCAAGAGCGGAAACTTCCGCGCGACCAAGGAAGGTGCCGGCATGACCAAAAAGGGCGTGGAAGCCTATCGCAAGGCAAACCCCGGGAGCAAGCTGAAAACAGCTGTGACCTCGGCCAAGCCTTCTGCGGCAGAGGCCAAGCGCCGTGCATCGTACTGCGCCCGCTCCGAAGGACAGATGAAGCAGTTCCCTGAGGCTGCAAAAGACCCTGACAGCAGGCTTCGTCAGGCTCGTAAGCGTTGGAAATGTTAAAGGAGACGTCATGAGAGTTAGTTCAGGTAGACCCGTTGTAGCAACGCCCGGATCAGGAGCAATTCCGCGACGTCCAGTTTCGCCAGTTCAGGCAACCCCAACACCTGCCGGTAGACCGCCACGTCCTACTGGAGACGTTAGGAGTATCCCCAGAACTCCAACAAAACCTGTAATGATGAAAAAAGGCGGCGCTGCTAAAAAGGGCAAAACAAAGGCTCGGGTGCGCTAAATGGAAATGATGGTTTGGAATGTGGTCTTAACCGCTGTGGTGGGTCTCATGGGATTTATGCTTAAAAGCAAGTTCGATGAGGTGTCGCGCCTGGGCATTTTGCTCAATCGCACCCGCGAAGAGGTCGCCAGGGACCACATTACCCGTAAGGAAGTGGATGACCGGGTTGAAAAACTTGTCACCCACATGGATCAGAGGTTCAACCGAATCGAGCAAAAACTCGATGACATGCAAAAAGGACGGACGACATGAAAGCACCGATGAAAATGGTCAAGAAGGGCGGGAAAATGGTTCCTGCTTTTGCTGCCGACGGCGTTGGCAAGATGAAAAAAGGCGGCGCTGTTGGCATGCACAAGATGCCAGACGGCAAGATGATGAAAGATTCTGACATGGCCGACAAGATGGGTCGTGCCGTGAAGCGTAAAACGGCCGACGTTAAAGGCCGTGCAATGAAAAAAGGAGCTTGATATGGCTGGAAGAGGAATGGGTTGCGCCAATCGTGGCGGCGGTGCTGTTGAGAGCGGCCCCAAAAACAAGGTGATGTCCGAGCCTAGTAAGACTACTGGTCCCGTGATGATGTCCAAAGGTGGCTCTGCCAAGAAAAAGCCCAAGGGCATGATGGGCGGTGGCATGATGGCCAAGGGCTACAAAAAAGGCGGAGCAGCCTGCTAAATGGCCACATCGGGCACAACCACGTTCAACCTGTCAATTGACGACCTGGTTGAGGAAGCGTTTGAGCGCTGCGGCATGCGCGCGACCAGTGGGTACCAACTCACCTCGGCCCGCCGCTCGCTCAATTTGCTGTTTCTCGACTGGGCTAATCGCGGGCTGAACTTGTGGACGATCGAGCAGGCGTCTATCCCGTTGACCGCTGGTGTCTACGAGATCGCGCTGGATGAGTCGGTTGTCAACGTGCTTGAGGCGGTTATTCGCCAAAACAACCAAGGCATCAACACGGATGTGTACATTGAGCGCATCAGTCGGGAAGACTGGCTCAACGTCCCCGACAAGACCACGCAGGCCCGCCCAGCGCAGTTCTACGTCGAGCGCACCACCATCCCCAAGGTGTACTTTTACCCTGCCCCGGCTGCCGGGTACACGTTCGTGTACTACCGCATCCGCCGCATTCAAGACGCCGGTGGCTACACCAACACGGCCGACGTGAACTTCAGGTTCTTGCCGTGCCTGGCTTCTGGCCTGGCCTACTACCTGTCGCTTAAGTTTGCGGCTGACCGGACTGCGGCCTTGAAGGCGATTTACGAAGAAGATTTCCAGCGCGCCGCATTGGAAGACCGAGACACCGCCAGCGTGCAGGTTGTGCCGGACATGGGGGTATGACATGGCCTTCGCAACCGGCATCTATTCTTACGGATTGTGCGACTACTGTGGCCAGCGCTACAAGTACAACATACTGCGTAAGAACTGGCGCGGGTTCATGGTCTGCCCTGACGATTACGAGCCCAAGGAGCCTCAGTTGGAGCCCTTGCGCTACCGAGGTGATGCCATTGCATTGCGCGATCCGCGTCCCGATCGCATCGAGCCTGTGTCAGTCTTTGTTGGCGCACCGGGCTTCACGGCGTTTCAGAGTTACGGCAGCGTCCTGGGCACGGCTAACATGCGTCCTTATGTGCAAGATCAAGCGCTTATCGCGCAGGGTGTTGTCGGAAAAGTGACTGTGAGCATCACATGAACTACAACGAACTTGTCACCAACATCCGAAACTACACCGAGGTGGGCAGCAATGTCTTTACCGAGTCGGTGATCAACACGTTTATCACGATGGCGGAGAACCAGATTCTTCGCGAGATAGACCTCGATGTTTTTAAGCTAGAGGTCACGGGCAACATGACTCAGGGTAACAAGTTCTTGAGTGCCCCTTCGGACCTGCTTACACATCGCTACATGATTTTGACACCAGCTAGCGGGGAGCAAATTTTCTTGGATTTTAGGGACACCTCTTTTATGAAAGAGTACTGGGCCAACGGAACTACCCAAGGCATTCCTAAATACTATTCGGTGTGGGACCAGAACACGTTCTACATTGCCCCCACGCCTAATCAAAACTACAGCGTAGAGCTGGGCTACATCTACCGTCCAGCGCAGCTGTCGTCGGCTAACCCAACGACTTGGATCAGTATCAATGCGCCAGAGGCGCTCTTGTATGCGTGCTTGATCCAGGCCTATAGTTACACTAAGGGGCCAGCGGACATGATGCAGTATTTCCGCGCTGCATATAAAGAGGCTATTCAAGGCTTGGGCACTGAGCAGCAGGGTCGTCGCCGTCGTGACGAATATCGAGATGGTATGCTTCGTATTCCACTTAAATCGGAGTCACCCGGACCATGATTACTTCTCCCGCTCAATCTTTTGTAGGAAGCGTTTTTGTCGAAACAACGCAGTCACGAGGCTGGACTCCAGAAGAGTTAGCGGTTCGCGCTGCCGACAAAATCATTTACGTCGGCGACCAGTCGCACCCAGCGGTGCAGGCGCAGGCTAGAGCATTCAAAGAGAACGTCAAGCAGGTAGTGGCGTTCTATTTGAAAGAGGCAGTTGAGCAGGACAGAGCGACAATTGCAGCTAGGCTTACCCAAGCCGGTCACCCCAACTTGGTCCATTTACTAGGAGATTAAAATGGCATTCTCAGGCAACTTCATGTGCACAAGCTTTAAGACAGAGCTGATGCGGGCTGTACACAATTTCACAGCCAGCACCGGTGACACGTTCAAGCTGGCACTGTACGACAACAGCGCTTCTTTCACGGCTGCAACAACAGCCTACACTGCTACCAACGAGGTGGCTAACTCTGGTTCTTACGCAGCGGGCGGCGGCACATTGACAAACGTCACGCCTACGTCTAGCGGCACAACTGCGTTTACGGACTTTGCTGACTTGTCCTTCACCAGCGCGACTATCACTGCATATGGTGCCTTGATCTACAACGACACGGCTGCGGGCAATCCAAGTGTTGTCGTGTTGGATTTCGGGGGTGCGAAGACGTCTACTGCAGGCACCTTTACCATTATCTTCCCCGCTGCTGACGCTACAAATGCGATTATCCGAATTGCATAAAAGCTGTAGATGGCCAATGCAGCTGTTGCCTTTGACGGATGGAACGCGTCTGGCGTAGGCTGGGGAGAACAGCCTTGGGGGGAAGGCGCGCTTGACATTGCCGCAACTGGAGCGGTAGGAACAGTCACGCCGTCGCAAGACGTATCTGTCAATCTTGTTGGCGTAGTTGCAACTGCTTTTGTTGGACAGGTCGAGACATCGGCCGACGCTCTGGTTTCCGTTTCAGGCGTAGCTGCAACTGCTTTTGTCGGGCAGGTAACGGTAGATACTGCGGCGTCTGTCGCTGTTTCAGTTACCGGCGTAGAGGCCAGCGGATTTGTTGGTCAGGTAGCGGTTGAGGGTGCAGCGGCAGTCGCCGTTACTGGGGCAGAGGCCAATGCTGCCGTTGGTCAGGTCACGGTAGATACTGCGGCGTCTGTCGCTGTTTCAGTTACCGGCGTAGAGGCTAGCGGATTTGTTGGTCAGGTAGCGGTTGAGGGTGCAGCGGCAGTCGCCGTTACTGGGGTAGAGGCCAGCGGATTTGTTGGTCAGGTATCGGTAGAGGGCGCGTCGGCAGTCGTCGTTACTGGGGTAGAGGCTAGCGGATTTGTTGGTCAGGTAGCGGTTGAGCTGGTGACCTCCGTTCCCATTACTGGGGTAGAGGCTAGCGGATTTGTTGGTCAGGTAGCGGTTGAGGTCGCGTCTGCCGTCGCTGTTACCGGTGTAGCGGCCAGTGCCCTTGTCGGCCAAGTAACGGTGGACACCGCAGGCTCTGTTGACGTTTTTGTTACCGGGGTGCAGGCCAACGCATTTGTTGGCCAAGTGACGGTTGAGGGTGCGGCAGTCGCCGACGTTACTGGTGTAGAGGCGGCAGCAGCCGTTGGCCAGGTAACGGTTGACTTGGCAACAGACGTCGCTGTTACTGGTGTTGAGGCAGCAGCAGCTGTCGGCCAGGCGGCCGTACAAGCAGCAGCAGCCGTGGCCGTTACAGGAGCGTCGGCAGCAGCTCTCGTTGGTTCAGTAGCAGTGGCAGGAAGCGCAAGCACCGCCGTCACTGGAGTTGAGGCAGCCGCCGCCGTTGGCCAAGTAACGGTAGATGCTGCTGCTGTAGTAACCGTCACGGGCGTACAGGCTACAGGCGCTGTTGGCCAAGTAGTAACACAAGGCACCGCATCTGTGGCCCTCACGGGCGTGCAGGCTACAGGCGCCGTAGGACAAATTGTTTTTGTAAGTGTGGCAGTTCAAGTGATTGGGGTACAGGCAACGGGGCTGGTTTCAAGTGCACTTGTTTGGGGAGCTATCGACGACAATAACACTGTTACATGGGGCCCTGTAAACGACAACAACACTGTTACATGGGGCCCTGTAAACGACACTAACGCCGTTGTATGGGCTACAATTCCTACATAAGGACGCATTATGGCAAGCACCTTCTCAGACCTGAAGTTTGAGCTCATTGGCACTGGAGACCAGGCAGGCAATTGGGGGCAAACTACCAATGACAACATTGGCACGGCCATTGAACAGGCCATCACAGGCCTTGGCAATCCTGTCTTCACGACAGATGCAGACCTGACGATCGGGCTTACTGACACTGTTGCGCTTCAGACAGCGCGGGCCTTGGTCCTTAACGTTACATCCACAGGCAGTTTAACCGCGACACGTGAGCTGATTGTCCCGACAATTGAGAAACAGTACATTGTTCAGAACAACACAACAGGCGCTCAAAGCATTACGGTAAAGACGGCTGCAGGAACGGGCATCACGGTCCCTAACGGCAGCAAGGTGCATCTGTACGTGGACGGGGTAAACGTCGTGCAAGCGGTGTCGTACTTTAATGCTCCAACAATCACCAACCTTGTTTTTGACGGCGACTACACCGAAGAGGTGTTTACCATTACCGATGGTGCATCGGTTGATCTTGATCCGTCCAACGGCACCGTGCAAGTGTGGACATTGGGGGCTAATCGCAGCCCTACAGCCACGGGCTTTGCTTCGGGTCAGTCCATGACCTTGCTAATTGACGACGGCGCAGCTTACGCAATCACCTGGCCAAGTGTGTCATGGAAGACTAATGCCGGGGTAGCGCCCACGCTAAACACAGCAAGTGTGACTGTTATTCAGCTGTGGAAAGTCCCACTGCGGGGGGCCCCGGGCCCTCCCCTGCCCCAAAGGCGTTGGTAGTAGCTAACGCTGGGTTCCCTTATATCACGGCCTACTCTTGGGGTTCAAGTGGGTTTGGTGCAACATATTCTAACCCTTTCACGCTTCCTGCAAGCAACGGGAGCGGAATTGCCTTCAGTCCTGACGGTACTGCTATTGCTGTAGCTTACGGCAATACTCCCCGTATCTCTGCTTACCCCTGGAGTAGTTCTGGATTTGGTACAAAGTATGCCGATCCCACCACGCTTCCAACAGGCATTAGTACCGCAGTGGCGTTCAGCCCTGACGGAAATGCTATTGCTGTGGCTCACAACACTACTCCGTTTATCACCGCCTATCCATGGTCAAGTTCTGGTTTTGGTACAAAATATGCCAATCCCGCCACGCTTCCAGCAGGCACTACTAGTAACGGTGTAGCGTTCAGCCCCGACGGAAGTGCTATTGCTGTAGCACATAGTGTAACCCCATTTGTCTCTGCTTACCCATGGAGTAGTTCTGGATTTGGTACAAAGTATGCCGACCCCGCTACAATACCCACAGGCAGCGGGAACGAAGTAACATTCAGCCCTAACGGTGCCGCTATTGCTGTGGCCCACCTCACTACTCCCTTTATCACCGCCTATCCATGGTCAAGTTCCGGGTTTGGCACAAAGTATGCCAATCCCACCACGCTTCCTGCAAACACCGGGAACGGAGTGGCGTGGAGCTCTGACGGGTTGAATATTGCTGTAGCTCACACCAGTAGTCCTTTTATCTCTGCCTACCCATGGTCAAGTTCCGGGTTTGGTACAAAGTATGCTAACCCTGCCACGAATCCAGCAGGCAATGGCAGCGCAGTGGCGTGGAGCACTGTGGGCAGTGTGCAATATCCGCAGTACATAGCTGTGGCCCACCTCACTACTCCCTTTATCACCGCCTATCCATGGTCAAGTTCTGGATTTGGCACAAAGTATGCCAATCCCACTACGCTTCCTGCAGGCACCGGGAACGGAATTGCGTTCAGTCCTGACGGGTTGAATATTGCTGTAGCTCACACCAATAGTCCTTTTATCTCTGCCTATCCTTGGTCGAGTTCTGGTTTTGGAGCAAAATATACCAATCCCACTACGCTTCCAGCAGGCACTGGCGGCGGAGTGGCGTGGAGCTCTGACGGGTTGAATATTGCTGTAGCTCACACCAATAGTCCTTTTATCTCTGCCTATCCATGGTCGAGTTCTGGTTTTGGTACAAAGTATGCCAATCCCACTACGCTTCCTTCAGGTCAGGGCCTCGGAGTGGCATTCAGCCCTAACGGTGCCGCTATTGCTGTAGCGAATACCTTTACTTCCCCGTTTATATCTGCTTACCCATGGTCGGGTTCCGGGTTTGGAACAAGATATGCCAACCCTGCCACGCTTCCTCCAAGTACTGGCAACGCAGTGGCGTTCAGTCCTGACAATGCTGCTATTGCTGTGGCTCATTCCAATTCCCCAACTATCTCTGCTTACCCATGGTCAAGTTCCGGGTTTGGAACAAAATATGCCAACCCCACCACGCTTCCAGCAGGCACTATCGGAAGAGGAGTAGCGTTCAGTCCTGACGGTACTGCTATTGCTGTAGCAGCTAATGTGACCCCCTTTATCGCTGCTTACCCATGGTCGGGTTCCGGGTTTGGAACAAAATATGCTGACCCGGCTGGTAGTCCTGCAAGCACCGGAAGAGGAGTAGCGTTCAGTCCTGACGGGTTGAATATTGCTGTAGCTCACGACAATAGTCCTTATATCTCTGCCTATCTATGGTCGAGTTCTGGTTTTGGAGCAAAATATACCAATCCCACTACGCTTCCAACAGGCAACGGCCTTGGAGTAGCGTTCACGCAAATCATTTCTTAAAAGGAAAATCATGGAAAAAGAAACCACACCACAAACACGCGAAGAAATCTTGGCTGCATCTTTGGACGCACGAATCCAAGAGGTCATGCACTATCAAATCAACATTGACAACTACACTATCGCACTAGAAGAAATTGGCAACCTACCGCCGGACGAGCGGGCCGAGCTATCCGCTTTCACTGAACAACTG